AATAACATCGAAAAGAGGTCATCCAGAGGTGTTAGAAGTGCGTTATTGCACGGCTCTGAAAAAATACGTGACCTTGCAAAACAATATGCACCAGTTGACGAAGGAAATCTTGAAGAGTCTATTAAAGTCGCTCAAGAAAAAGACATAACAAACAGCGGCAGGAGTAAATATTACGTGTTTGTTGATGAAAACCAACCGGCAGAAGGTGGAAAAACTGTCGGATTTTACGCAACACGAATGCACGAAGGCGATTACAGGCTTGGAAAGGGGTCTCAAAGAAAAGCGGATAGTTCAGGTTTGCTGGTTGGTAGAAAGTTTCTTGAGAGAGCGATGGAAGACCTAGAAGAAGAAATAAAGAAAGATGTTGAACAGAATTTAGAGAGAGGCGTTGGTCACTAATGAATTTACTACCACTAAGAAATTTTTTACTAGAGAGAGTTCAAGGGGAATCTATCTATGTATTCCACATGCCATTCTCAGTAAAAACGGGGGTGCTGCTCTTGCATAACTTAAATGGCGCAAAGTTAGATTGCGAACTGCCCGGATACAAAAAAGCAAAATTCCAAGCCATAGTAAGAAGCCCAAAATTTGAAGAGGGTTATCAACTTTCAAAAGAAATAATGACCGCTTTAAATGGGGTAAGAAGAGGCACTCTTGATGGCGTTTATTACTATTACATTAAGCCCATACATGACCCAGTTGCGTTCCCCACATCTGCAGGTGACAACATCGAATTCAGTGTTAACTATGAGATGGTCTACATAGAGAACTAACATAATCTTAGAAAGATAAGTAAGCATTTATTTATTCTATAATTTATGGTAAGATAATTTGGTAATTACCATTTTGTTAACAAAATTTTGGAGAAATAAATGTCAAGCAACACAAAAAACGTAAAACTGGGCGTATGCACAGTCCTATACAAAGGTGTAGACCTTGGATACACCAAAGGTGGTGTAGAGGTTGACGTAACCACCTCAACAAAACCCGTAACTGTAGACCAGTTTGGTGAGTCTGTTATTAACGAATACATCATGAAACGCGAAATCAAAGTTTCTTTGCCATTGGCAGAAACAACTTTGGAAAACTTAGTGCAAATCATGCCTGGTGCAACTTTGACCTCAAACGGTATCAAAGCCAGCGGAACATACACTTTCGCATCAAACCCTGTAGCTAACGATACAATTACACTTAACGGTGTTGTTTTCACATTTAAAGCAGCGGCCCCACTTGCTACTGATATTTTAATTGGCGCAAACGCGGCAGCAAGCATTGTAAACGCAGCGGCAAAATTAAACGCAAGCACCAACCCAGCAGTATCAGCGGCAAAATACACCGCAACTTCTGCAACTGTATTGACAGTTCAATACGACCAAGAAGGCCCAGAAGGTAACACTTTCACAATCGCTAAATCAGGCACTGGTGCTACAGTATCTGGCGCAGCATTGAGCGGCGGCGTGGATGCAACCAAAAAGCGCGTAGATATTACAAACGGTGTTGGCGCAAACTTGCTTTCTATCGCTGGCCCGTTGGTTTTACACCCAATCGAACTTGCTGACACAGACGTTTCAGAAGATTTGACCATTCCTTTGGCAGCAACGGCTGGCGGTATGAAATTCGCTTACAAATTTGACGAAGAAAGAATTTTCAACACAGAGTTTATGGGCTACCCGGATTCTGTTACAAAAATCCTGTTCAAATTAGGCGACGTTACTGCATAATAGATAAGTAACAAAATACTTATTAACATCAACAAACAAACCCCCTGCTTTAAGGGGGTTTTATCAACTGAGAATAAAAATGGCAAAAATACTTAATATCGGTGGCTTAACAAAAACAAACGAATCACGAGTAATTGTAATTGAAGGCGTGAAACACGAAATGAAAGAACTTTCGGTATCCGACTTTATTTACATCAACGACAAGGCACAAGCAGAGGACGCCAACCCGGACTCTACATTTGCAACAAAGTTAAAATTTTTGATGGAGTCTATAAGAATCAGCTTCCCAACTTGTAGCGAAGAAGATTTGGGCAAACAAAGTATTGAAGCCCTATATGCCATCGCCGCCTTTGCAAGAGATGGCTCACTTCCAGAAGGAATGGTAGACGAAGTGCAAGCAGAAGAAGGCGCATTAGAAGAAAAAAAGTTAGCGGAAGTAGCCTCAAATCAATAGATTTTGGTTACTTATATTGCAGGGTTGTCGCTCATTACGGATTTGACGACAACCGAGTTCTTGAGATGCCAATTAAAAGATTTTGGCTTTTCTCAGACACGATTGACAGGTTGGAAGCAAAGGAAGATATGAGAGCGATAAGAGTTGCGGCGTCTGTTTTAGATAACGAATCTTATACCAAATCAATGCAAGCCTTAGAAAGTGTCGTAGGAACAATCGTAGATATGGATGCGCCCCCAATTGAGTTTAAAAGAGACGAGAAAGGTATACAAGAAATGAAGGCAATGTTGTTGATACAATAAATCGGAGAAGGAAATGTTAAAGAACCTAGTTGTCGAACTGGAACTAAGAGATGGTAAATATCGAGCTAGTATGCTCGGTGCAACAGCAGCAGCCGACAAACTTGGTAACTCATTTTCTTTGCTGAACGCCAAAGTAAAGGAATACGAAAACTCAACTTCCGCAATTGAAATACTTAAAGCCACAGGTGGCGCAGCTATGGCTGCCCACTATGGCCTGTCTTTTGTAAACAACACAGCGGGGGAGCTGACTAGGAGTTTAATCCAAGCAAACTCAGCCCTAGAAAAAACAGGCGTATTGCTAAAAGGCTTAAGTCAAGCGTCTACCGAAAGTGAAAAAATAAAAGAAGTGGGTAACAGCATGAAGTTCTTGCTGGATACCGCAAAGCAAGCCCCATTCTCTTTAAAAGAAATATCAAATTCATTTGTAAAGATGAAGTCTGTCGGCATAGGTGATGTCGAGCAAAAAGTCAGAACGTTATCCAACGCAATATCAAACTTCGGTGGTGATGACCAGTCAATGCACAGGGCAACCGTTGCTATACAGCAAATGGTGTCTAAAGGCGTTGTGTCAATGGAAGAATTAAGACAGCAATTGGGTGAGTCCGTCCCAGGCGCTATGCAAGCAATGGCAGATGGTATGGGTGTAACCATGCAGTCATTGATAAAAGAAATCTCCAAAGGTAAAGTAAAAGCGATACCTGCAATCGAAGGAATGATGGCGGAGATGGAATCATCAATGGCGGGTGCGTCAGCAAGAATGATGAATACATGGGAAGGTATGACATCACAGCTTGCAACAAACTGGATGATTGCTCAAAAGCAAATAGGGGACGCTGGGGCATTTGAAGCCGCAAAAGAAGAAATAGGCAAGTTAAATGAATTTCTAAAGTCAGAAGACGCAAGAGCCTATGCTCACGCAATAGGTGACGGTTTAGCGTCTGCAATTAAAGGCTTCGAAACTTTAAGACAGAAAATAGTAGAAGATGCAGGTTTAATTACCGGGCTTGTGTTTACTATGGGCAAATTTGCCGCAAGCATGGTGGCTTTTGATTTACTAAAAAGCGGATTTGGCTCTATGGTTGGGGCTGGTTCTCTTGCAAGCCAAGCTATACAAAAAATCACCAGGTCACATGAAGAATTTGTAAATTCTTGGCGCACACTTGGAACAGTAACAACCCAAGTCGCAACAACAGCAGACTTTGCAACTGGAAGAATATCTGGCGGCATAGTTGAGATAACCAAGAAAACTGGAACATGGACTAAAGCGACACAATTAGTTGGGGCCTCTTTAAATCTTCTAGCGGGGCCGATTGGTGTAATTGGCGTAGCTATAGTTGCACTAGCCAGCAACTTTATAGACTTCGGAAATGAAGCAGAAGAAGCGATAACAAAGGTAATAGACAAACAAAAAGAACTTAACGCCCTTAAAACAAGAACAAGTGGCGACGAAGCATTACAGTCTTCAAGCGAAGTTGAGGCAAGTAAAAAGTCGTATGGCGACTTAATAGAGCAGCTTTACACGCTAGAAAAAAGACAAGCAAACTACCAGAAAAACTTTGGAATGGGCAGCAGCGCATCCATTGATAAAGAGATTGCCAACGTTAAGTCAAAAATGCAAGTTCTCGGTCAAGCTATAGCTGAGGGAATGGGTGCAGTTTTTGAAAGAGAAAACCAAAGAGCGGCAGACGCTGTAAGAAAAAGCATAGACAAAGAAATATCCGACAGAGCTTCTGGTTACAAAAAGCAAGTTGACCTTATTAACAAAATGGTTGATAAGACAAAAGAAGCTGGTGCGTCAGAAAAAGAAGCTAACGCAATTAAACATGCGGCAATGCTTGAGCTTAGGAAAAAAGAGGTAGACGAAGAAATAAAAATAATGGAGTCTTTGTCAGAAAGAGCCAAAGCGGATAGAGAAGACTTGGCAAAAAGAACGCCCGTCTTTAAGTCCATGTTTGATTCTGAATCAATTCTTGAAGAGCAAAGAAACTTAGAGGCTGGCCTAATACTTGGCATAGAGCAAGTAAAGGACAGAATCAAAACAGCAGCAAACGAGTCCGATAAAGCCGCTTTGCTTGTTGAGCTGACAGACAAGCAAAACAAGCTTGGCGAAACAGCAACAAGAATAAAATCAATATCCGATGAGATAAATAAATTAAAGCAAAATGGCGGCGTAAAAGACACTGACCTTTTTGATTACAACAAAATTATCCAACAACTTAAACAAACCAAAGAAGAGCTTGCGAAATTTGGTGAAGAGAAGGAAAAACTAAACAAAGGCGTTTTACCTGGAGATGGTGCGTTCATCACAGAAGACGTTGGCGCAAAGTCAGAAAAAGCAGTAAAGAAAGCGGAACAGGCATTCAGCAATGCTAAACAAAAGCTAGCAGACAGAGCCGCTACATTTCTTGAAACCCAGTCAAAAACTTACGACAAGTTTGCAGCGAAGAGCGGTCTGCAAATATCTGTTGCGCTCGAAAAGTCACTGCAAGAAGCGGCGAACAACATAAAATACCCAGAAGACCTTAGAAAGAAATTTAGTGATATTTATAAATTCTTAACCGACGGCGCTGAAGATTCCATTAATGGCAAAACAGCAGATGAAATTGTCGGTATGGCTCAAAGTATGCTGACTTTGGTTGACTCTATAGACACGCAAACAAAACACAAAGAATTATACAACAGGGCTATAGAGAGAGAATTAGAAACCAAGAACGAACTGCTAAAGATAGACAAAAAGTTAATCAATATTAACAACGTCCCATTTAGCGGAAATTTCAAAGAAGCCGAAAGAAAATATGGTGTATCTGCCGATACTTTAGCTGCTTTTGCCAAAGTAGAAAGCGGATTTGACCCACTTGCGAATTCCAAAAACAACAGACCAGCCAAAGGTCTCATGCAGTTTATACCGCAAACTGCAAAACAATATGGACTGCAAGATAGATACGACCCATCTAAGTCAATAGACGCTGCGGCTAGATTGATGCGTGATAACCAAAGTTATCTTGCAAAGGTTCTTGGCAGAATGCCAACGCCAGGTGAAACTTACTTAGCTCACCAACAAGGAATGGGTGGCGCAGCAAAGCTGATACAAAACCCAGATACAAATGCTGCACAAGTAGTTGGCAGAAAAGAAGTCCTCCAAAATGGCGGAAGCTTAGAGATGACGGCTAGAGAATTTGCCTCTATTTGGACAAACAAAATAGACGCTCTTTTAGGTGGTAAAAACAGAACTGGTCAAAGTAAAGAACTTTCTAACCTTTACGAAGAAAGAGATGCCGCAAAAAATGCAGGTCAAGATACTTCAATTATCGACAGCGCGATACAGGTCCAAAAACAACAAGAAGCCGAAAAAGAGCTGCTGGAAGGTAAGAAGAAAACAGCGGCTGAATATTCAAGAATACATGCGTTGCAGGTTTCCGAGCAAGAAAAGAAAGATGAATTCTTAGCAACAACCGCTCTTGAGTTAGACTCAAAATTACTTGAGTCAAAAACAAGGTTACAACAAGATAACGCCAGCCTTTACAAGCAAGACACTGAGACCTTTTTGGCAGAAATGACAATGAGGGCGCAGAAAAACAATGTTGTTCTTGATAAAGAAAAAGCCGACTTCATTAAGAACGTGAAGGAAAAATACGAAGCCGCCAAAAGAGCAGTTGAAGATTACGACACCTTCTTAAAAACAAAAGAGAATGACAGACAAGCGAGAGAGGGTTCAATCGGAAGAGCTTCCGGAACCGCTTATGATAAAGACTTGTTATTAAATCAAGAAAAATACAGGCAAATACAAGAAGACATCATTAGCGGAGGTCAAGCAGGCGGGAAAAGTCCTGAAAAGATTCAAGACGATTTAAACAACGCCGCAAGAGCACAAGCCGAAGCGTTGCGTGACCTTGAGTATCAGCACAGAAACTCTTTCCAAAAGATGATGCAAGATACTGTTAGCCTCAATCAAGTGCTAGGAGATGCCGGTGTAATGGGCATTAACGGCATCATGGATGGTTTTGCGAAACTGGCAACAGAAGGAACAGCAAGTTTTTCAGCGTTTGCCGCGTCTGTTGCTAGAGATATAGCGGGGATGCTTGCAAAAATGGCAGCATTAGCTGCTATGCAGCAAGTTGTCGGAATGATTGGCGGCGCTATGAGTCCGTTTAATGGAACAGGCCCAATGCAGAGCTTTCAAAACTCTTCAAGCGTAACAGGGGGTCTTTTAAGTGGTCTTGGCTCAATGTTTGGTTCTTTCTTTGCAGATGGTGGAACAACGGTTTCTAAATACGCAGACGGCGGAACAACAAGAATGTCCACCACGGAAATGGAAAAGGGCGGTGTAAAGAACTCAGCTCACGTTGCGGTATTCGGAGAGGCTGGCGTTCCAGAGGCGTTTATTCCAATGCGTGACAGAAAAACAATACCCATTTCTGTATCACAAGGTAAAAATGGAGAAATGAGCGCAAAAGCTTTATTACCAGGTGGTAACTCAATACCAGCAAAAGTGGTAGATACCAACATGAGCGCATACGCTAACGGTGGGATACAAGGCGCAATTAAGTCAGACCTGTCACTTGACAACTCATCGTTCACCGACTCGTTTGCTAACGTGGTCACCTCGCTAAATCAAGCATCAATCAGAATTGGAAGCATGGGTTCCAATATGCAGTCAATTCAGTCGCAACAGGGCGGTTTACAAGCTGACAGGGCAACGAATGTAAATATTACTATCAACCCTACAGTAAACGGAAAATCGAGCGACCAGGACTCTCAAAATGGAGGAGACGCAGAGGTGTGGCAAAAGATGTCACAAAATGTTAAAGCTGTGGTTTTAAAAACAATTTCCGAGGAAAGCAGACCTGGCGGAAGGCTTTATAAGTAGTTGCCATAATTAATTATTGTATGTAGAATAAGTAAGCAATTACTTATAGGTGCAAAAATGGCGCAAGCTGAATTCACATGGTTTCCAGACTCTGGGTCTAAAAAAGACACAGAGTTTTCTATGCTCGAAGCAAAATTTGGCGATGGATATGGGCAGAGAGCAAAAAACGGAATTAACGCAATTCAAGCCAAGTGGGACTTAACATTCACAAGAGGAAATACAGAAGCTAACGCCATTGTTGACTTCCTTGATGCAAGAAATGGCGCTGTTAGTTTCAAATGGATAAATCCGCGCAACCAAGTTGGCAGTTATATTTGCAAAAAATATTCCATAACAAGATTTGAAGATGCCCCACTTATTTCCCAAGTGAATGCGGTCTTTGAATTGGTATACGACATACTTTAAATATGACAATAAAGACTGACATATTAAGCCCAGAACCACCGGCATATTTGGAGCTATTCTCGCTTGATTTTAGCGGGATTCCAGGTTTGTCTGGTTTAATCTATTACTTTACCCCAAGCTCATCAAGCCCCATAACTTGGAATGGAAACAGTTACCTTCCTTGGGCAATTCAAATAGAAGGAATAGGCGCGGCAAGTGAAGGGTCTCCAATTAGACCAACTCTAACCGTTGGCAACTTAGATGTTAACAAATTAGTTGGAACAATTGTTTTCGGCTATGGGGATGTTATAGGTGCAAAAGTTACTTATGTCAGGACGTTTGAAACTTATATAGGCACTGCTATTTCTCTTGCGCCTATCAAATTACTTATAGGAAGAAAGCTATCCCATAACTCTAAAACGATTTCGTTTGAACTACGTTCGCCATTGGATAAAGAGCGTGGCTTTTTACCGCATCGTCAGGCTTTAAAAAAAGACTTCCCTGGTCTTGGCTTGATGAAGAGTAGGTAGTAATGAAATATTCAGAGCGTAAAAAAATAACACCAACACAGATGCAGCTAGAGCTTATAAAAGCCGCCGCGATTGCGTCATACCCAAACGAAATGTGCGGAATTCTTACCGCAGATAGTTTTGTGCATTGTGAGAATGTTTCAGAAAACCCGGAAAGCTCTTTTGTGCTAAAGGCGGAGGATAGAGCTAAGTATCACAACAAAACAATAGCCATTGTTCATACGCACATACCAAGAAGACATCAGCTTTTCGATTTGCTAACGCCAAGTGAAGCTGATTACTTAGAGCAGCAAAAAACTGGGGTTCCTTGGTTGATATTTGGATGTGATGGTGAAGAGATAAGCGGCCCAAATCAAATAAAAAGAGTTCCAAACAAGGAGTTGTTGAATAGACCGTTTGTTTGGTTAATAAGCGACTGCTACTCACTGGTGCAAGATTATTATTTCTTTGAAATGGGTATAGAGCTACCAGACCACAAGCTATTTATAAGGCCAGAGCAGTTCATTATGGCTAACAACTTGTTTGACCAGTTTTTTGAAGAATACGGCTTTAAAAAAATAAATCTTTCCGAGATAAGCAATGGCGATTTGGTCTTGCTAGATAACGCAGGCTTTAGAAGAAATCATTTAGGAATTTACACAGACGGAAAAATACTACACCAAGACGGGCTTTCTGTTATGGAGGATTTTAGCCACTTTATTGGCAGGATACATGAGGTATTGAGATATGAAAGTCACGGTTCTTAAAGGCGAAGAGAGGTTGGAAACCGACATAAATTGCGGGAACATACAATCATGCCTGTCACTTTTGAAAATGCAATATGGTAAAGAGTTAACCGACTCAATAATTAACGATAACTACAAGTTTGTTATTTTCAAATCGTCTGACCC